ACCTGGCTGACTATACCATCGGCGCTGATAAGGGTGGTGCGGTCAACATGTTCGATGACTTCGACATTGACTACAACCAGCAGAAGTACCTGATTGAGACTCGTTGCTCGGGTGCTCTGATCGTTCCGTACAGTGCAATTGCTCTGGAGACTGAGGTCACTGAGTAATTTCAAAATAGGGGGTAAAATTCACAATGGCAAAGTTTTACGGTGACATCGGTTTCATCAGCACCGTCGAAACGACCCCTGATGTATACCGAGAAGTAACTACTACTCGCAAGTACGCTGGCGATATTCTCACAAATATTCGTCGGTGGGATTCGAATAGTAATACTTCAAATGATAGTGTTACTATTAATAACACATTCAGTATTATCGCCGATAAGTTTGCTTTGGAGAATTTGGGCTCTATGAGGTATCTCGAATATTTAGGTACTAAGTGGAAAATTACTAGTGCTGATATCGAGTATCCACGAATTAAATTGAGCGTTGGGGGTGTATACAATGGGAACTAGACTTGAACTGAGTGCTAAGCTCAGAGATATTCTCGGCTCTTCAAATGTATACTTTAATCCGCCTGAAAATCAGAAACTCAACTATCCATGTATCATTTATCGAAGAACCAACATTAATAAACTTCAAGCGGATAACAGTGCATACCGCAAGATGAATGTTTATAGTGTTATGGTTATTGATTCCGATCCGGAAAGTGAGTTTCCCGATAAGATTGCGGAGCTCCCAATGTGCTCGTTTAATGCATCCTATATAAGCGATAATCTGTATCATAACGTTTTTACATTGTATTATTAAGGAGGACAACATATGTCTAAATTGGTTTGGGATAAGTCCGGCGAGCGTTTCTATGAGACTGGTGTTTCCAAGGGTGTTCTGTACCTGCAGGATGACTCGGCCGCATATACTACTGGTGTTGTGTGGAATGGTCTGACTGGTGTTACTGAGAGCCCTGAGGGTGCTGAGGCTAATGACTTCTATGCGGATGACATTAAGTATGCTTCGATTCGTTCGGCTGAGAACTGGAAGGGCACCATCGAGGCATACACCTATCCTGAGGAGTTTGCTCAGTGCGATGGCAGTGTTGCTGTTGCTAATGGTGTCTACATTGGCCAGCAGAAGCGTAAGGGCTTTGGTTTCAGCTGGGTAACTCAGATTGGCAATGATACTGCTACTGAGTCTGATGATGGCTACAAGATTCATTTGGTCTATGGCTGCACCGCTTCTCCGTCCGAGAAGTCCTACGAGACCATCAATGACTCGCCCGATGCGATTACTTTCTCTTGGGAAATCGATTCGACCCCGATGAATGTGACCGGTCATAAGGCTACTTCGACCATCACCATTGACTCCACTAAGGTCGACGCCACCAAGCTGAAGACTCTGGAGGATAAGCTGTGGGGTACTGATGATGCTGAACCCACTCTGCCCACTCCGGACGAGATCATCGCTATCTTCGCTGATAATAAGTAATTAATTCAAACCTAAGTTCTATTATTGGGGGTCGTATTCAGTTAGGCTGGCGACCCCTTTCTTTTTTTTTATTGAAAGGAGAAAGCTTTATGCTGAAACGTACTATTACTTATACTGACTATAATGGTGTTGAGCGCACTGAGGACTTTTACTTTAATCTGACCAAAGCCGAAGTTTCCGAGATGGAACTGTCGCATGATGGCGGTCTGACTGCTATGCTTGATCGCATTGTCAAGGCAAAAGATCAGGCTCAGATTATTAAGGTATTTAAGGATCTCATCCTTGCTGCCTATGGTAAGAAGTCCGAAGACGGCCGCCGGTTCATTAAGAATGATACTGTTCGTGAAGAGTTCTCTCAGACTGAAGCATATAGCATCATCTTTATGGAACTCGCGACCGACGCTGACAAGGCTAGTGAGTTTGTTGAAGGTATTATGCCTAAGACTGATAACAAGCCTGCTCTTCAGGTAGCAAACACTTAATTTGAAAGTAATGGAGAACGAAGAGAATGCTTGAGATTACTATTCCAGGTTCAGAGAGTTTTGACGAGAGAACGATGACATTCAACAAAACTGAAGACAAGACGATAGCTCTTGAGCATTCTCTCGTGTCTCTTTCAAAATGGGAGTCAAAATGGTGTAAACCTTTCCTAACGTCTGAAAAGACTTATGAGGAAACTGTTGACTACATCCGTTGTATGACTATTACAAAGAATGTTGACCCTAAAATCTATTACAACCTAACGACAAATAATATTAAAGCAATAAAAGACTATATGGCAGCTCCTATGACGGCCACAACTGTAAATCATAGGAATCAAACTAAAGGAAGAAGTAGAGAAATATTAACTGCAGAGGTCATCTATTATTATATGATCTCCTTAAACATACCTTTTGAATGCCAAAAATGGCATCTAAACCGCCTATTCAAGCTAATAGAGGTATGCAGTGTAAAAAGTGCGCCTCCGAAAAAAATGAAGAAAGGCGATATTATGCGAAGGAATGCGGCGTTGAATGCTCAACGAAGGGCGCAACTAAACACAACGGGGTGATTAGTATATGGAAATTAAAGGTATTGACGTTAGCAGTTGGCAAGGGAGTCTCGATTGGGAGACTATTAAATCCGAACTCAAACGAATTAACAATAATAAATATGATGGCTTTGTCATCATCCGAGCAGGGCATAGTCTACAAAGTGGGAAAGGCGGCTTAGTTAAAGACAAGGCGGCTGTTAACAATCTTACAGAGTGCAATAGACTCGGAATTCCATGTGGTGTGTATGTGTATAGTTACGATCATAGTGCCGATGCTGCCAAGATCACTATGCAACAAACACTCGACTTTATCAAAGACTATAAAATTGAGTATCCTGTGATTTATGATGTAGAATTTGAGACGTTTAACAAAAATTGCGGAAAATCCAAGAATACTGAACTTTTTAAAGCAGCTCTTGGAACTGTGGAAGCTGCTGGCTATTATGCCATGGCTTATGCTAGTAGAAGTTTCTTCTTGAATTACACAAATTTGTCCGAACTTAGTGCTTACGATAAGTGGGAAGCTGCGTATGTTAGTAAGGATACCGATGATGTCCCTAATGGCATCTGGCAGCATGATAGCACAAATTCCTTCTGCATCAAGGGTATCACAAATCTGGATTGCGACATTTCTTACAAAGACTATAAGTCGATCATTACTAAAGCCAAACTTAATAATCTTAAGTAAGGTGATATAATGGTTACATTTAAACAAAAGGGTAACTTTAAGAAGACTGAAACATTTCTCAAGAAAATTACCCATAAAGATTTATACTCAAGACTAGATGAGTTCGGACAAATGGGCGTCGATGCTTTGGCTGAGGCTACTCCGAAACGAACTGGTCTAACTGCGGCGTCTTGGTATTACACTATTGAAAAGACCAAAGATAGTGTGGCTATTTATTGGAATAACTCTAATATTCAGAACGGCGTCAATATAGCCGTCATGCTGGAATATGGTCACGGCACTGGTAATGGCGGTTATGTTGTGGGTAGAGATTATATTACCCCTGCCATTCAACCAATATTTGACAAAATAGCGGATGAGATATGGAAGGGGGTTACTGATGCTTGAGTAAGAATGTAGACGAACGCGTTGTTGAAATGTCATTTGACAATGCGAAATTCGAGAAAAATGCTAAAGAAACCATGAGTACCCTTGAGAAACTCAAAGAGAAGTTGAACTTCGAAGGGGCTGTCAAGGGATTCGGAAAACTTGAAGATTCTATCGACGATCTATCTTTTGATGAATTGAATGGTGGAATCGAAAAGACATCTAGCAAGTTTTCTGCTCTAGAGGCAGTAGCTCTCGGTGCTCTCATGAACATCGGTTCCCAGATCGAGAGCACAGCACAAAAGTTAGTTAGTAGTTTGACGATTGATCAGATTTCATCTGGTTGGTCTAAGTATGAGCAAAAGACTTCTTCTGTTCAGACCATTATGAACTCCACTGGTAAGTCGATGGAGGAAGTTAACGAACAGCTTGACAAGCTCAACTGGTATACTGACGAAACTTCTTATAACTTCCTCGACATGGTCAGTAATATTGGTAAGTTTACTTCCAATAGTGTTGAACTTGGCACTGCCGTTACTGCTATGCAAGGTATAGCTAACTGGGCTGCTCTTTCAGGTGCAAATACTACCCAGGCAAGTAATGCAATGTATAACCTAGCCCAGGCGATCTCTGTTGGTTCAGTTAAACTTATTGACTGGAAATCTATTGAGAATGCTAATATGGCTACTACTGAGTTTAAGCAGACTGTTATTGATACTGCTGTAGAACTTGGTACACTTAAAGAAACTACAAGTGGCTATGCGACAGTTGCAAAAGGTACCGCAGTTTCTGTGACTGACTTCAATAGTGCTCTGTCTGAAGGTTGGTTTAGTTCTGATGTTCTTTTGAAGTCTTTGAATGAATATGGTAAATTCTCCGAAGCTCTTTATGGTGCAATGGATCTAGTTGAAGTAGATACAACTAGTGAAATGATTAGTCTTATTGAAGCCTATAAAGAAGGTTCTAAGTCTGTTGAAGAACTTTCTGAAGAAATGGGCACATCTCTTGCCGATACCAAGGCTATAATGGATGCATTATCTGACAGCACCATGGAACTCAGCATGAAAGCATTCAAAGCAGGTCAGGAGACGAAGACTCTGTCCGAAGCGATTGCGTATGTCAAAGAAGCAGTTAGCTCTGGTTGGATGAATACTTTTGAGATTATCTTCGGTGATTACGAAGAGGCAAAGAAGTTATGGTCCAACCTATCGGAGACATTGTATAGTGTATTCGTCGCAAGTGGCGAAGCTCGAAATGAACTTCTTGAAGGAGCTCTTGATAACTCTGCAGAGTTTGTGACGAAGGATGATTGGGAAGGTCTTACGGAAGGTTTAGACATCACTGAAGATCTTCAAAATGGGATCGTTGCATACGCCAAAGAAAGTGGCGTAGCTGTTGACGATCTTATTAGTCAATATGGTTCTTTTGAAAAGTCTCTTAGCGATGGTTGGTTGACAAGCGATTTGTTTACTAATTATGTTGTAGAGCTTCTTAATTCTACGGATGAAGAATCCGAAGCTTTAAAAGATTTTGCAGAAAATATTGACGACACATCATCTTCTCTTTCTGAACTCGTCGATAAACTTAATAGAAAAAGCGGTAGAACACTTCTTATTGAATCAGTTCAGAACTCTTTTGATGCAGCATGCAAAGTAGTCGGGGCATTCAAAGATGCTGTTTCTGATGTATTCCCAGCAATTACTTCTGAAAATATTTATAATGCTATCGAAAAAGTAAATGAATTTACAGAAAGTTTGATTGCTAGCGACGAGACTATTGAAAAATTTACTAATGGATTTAAAGGGATTCTTTCTGTTATTCGCACGATTGGACAAATTGCTACATCTTTAATTAAGGTCGCTGCAAAAGGAACAGAAGTATTCCAAGGCATCAGTGAAGTAGCTCTCTCTATTTTCAATCTTTTGGGTAAGATTGTGACTGAAATGACCGATGCTACAGCCGAGACAGGAGCATTTACAAGTGTTGGCGACACATTATATAAGATTGTATCCAAACTTGTAACGACATTCAATAAGTTTGCATCTAGTCTATCTAATACTATTGATCAAATTGCCAATTCTTCGGTAATTAGTAAATTTGCATCGGCATCGAAAAAGATCGGTACTGCTTTCACAACAGTGATTTCGACTATTGGTGAAACATTATTTAATTATTCATCAGAAGCAGATGATGCTGTTGAATCAACTGATAATTTGACAAATTCTTTAGAGAATACATCTACTGTTGGAAGCACGATTATTAAAGTTTTAAACAATTTACTCGATGGGATTAGCACAGTATTTAATAAAGTTAAGAATAGTCAGGCGATTACAAATATTACAACAGCTTTTGAGAATCTAAAGACAACTCTTGTCCCGCTAGTTAGTTCCATTGTTAATTTGTTCAAGACAGTAGGTACGAGCTTGGTATCAGTACTATCTGAGATCACTGGACAAACAGATATTACAGACATTATATCTAATATTTTAGAGACGGCTATTAATGGAATCGCTACACTAATTGGTTGGATTACAGCCCTCGTGTCGACAGTGAATCAGAGTGGCGTTTTTGAAACTATTGGTAATGGCATCACATATATTTTCCAGTCTATTAGAGATGGTATTAGTGGGAGCGCTGAGAACTCTAATTTCATTAGTAACATCTTCTCTCAACTCTCTAAGTTCTCTGATTTTCTTGCTGAATCTGCAAACGATCTTAAGGGATTAAATCTTTTTGACGCACTTAAAACGGGTTTGAATAGTGCTATTACAGCATTTTCTAATTTTGATAATAGTGTATCAAACACTTTAATGCCTGCAATTGAGTCCATTAGAGATCTTCTTGGTGGAGATGAGGCAGTATTTAATATCATCGGTTTGGCTGAGATTTATTATCTGGTTAAGGCGATCACTTCGCTTGTCAGTTCTTTTAAGACTTTGTCTGGTGTCACAGAATCTCTTTCGAGTATGATGAAGTCTTTTGGCACTGCAGCCAAAGGATTTGCTCAAGCGGCTAAATGGGAAGCACTTGGCACACTTATTAAGGACTTTGCAATTGCGGTTGCTCTCTTGGCTGGATCAATGGTTGCATTATCGGTTGCTTTTAAAGATCCGAAAATGCTAGCTCAATGTACCGCTACAATTGCTGTTCTTGGTGTTGTTCTTGCAGGTGTTATGACAGCATTTAGTAAGTTGAAAGCAACCACGAAAGATCTTCCTGCAGTTGCAACAATTCTTTCATATGCTGCCGCTGTGATGGCACTTGGTATTGCGTTTGATATGGTCGCTGCCCCGATTCTTATTTTCTGCTTGCTTCCCTGGGAAAATCTTAAGAAAGCCGCTGCAGCCGCAGGAGTTGCCGCTGGAATGATATACGTTCTAGCAAAATCTGCTAAACTGATTGGAATACAAACGAAAGGTGCTGCCGTAATCTTGGCGTTAGCTGCCGCATTAAATTTGTTAATTGTTCCGATTGTCATTCTGTCTAGACTTGATTTAGATATTATGGATGTTCTCACAATCGGGATTGTTGCACTTAGTGTGGCCCTTGCTACGAGCTCTCCATTGGTTGCTACTAACATAGCGACACTAGCAACTAGTCTTTTATATTTTGCAGCTAGTGTAGCAGCTATAGGTATTTCTGTTCCAGTATCTATATTGTTATTTATTAATGCAGTTAAGTAGCTGGAAGAACTAGGTAGTGTAAAAGATCATATTGGAGCAATAGTTGCTGCCATTGTTATCGGACTTGGCTCTGTACTTGGAGCGGTTATGCTATTTAGTGCTATATCCCCTTATATTGCTCCAGGGATTGCCGCGTTAAAAGAACTTAGTACATCAATCGGCACTCTCGTTCTGTCCGTTGCAGCGCTTGCAGTCGTCGCTGTGATGATCGAAGCATTTTCGACGGATATTGCATTAGCAATGACCAATCTCATCAACAAATTGTGTGAAGTTATTATAAATACTTCTGACAATGTGGCAAAAGCATTTATAGCCGTTATTACTGCACTTCTTGTTAATCTTGCCAATCAAGCTCCTACAATAATTAATGCTTTATGGACTATTCTTAAAGCGATTATTGATGTACTTGATACTATGTTAGTTGAATGGATGGATAATCATCATCTTGGTTGGCTAGTATCGGATGAAGATAGAGAAATTGCTAAAAAATATGGATATGAGGTTGGTAAGGGTGTAATTGAAGGATATGAAGAAGCCGTAGATGAACAGAATGCGTCTATTCAGAATGCATCTTCTTATGAAGATTATGCTGCAGCAATGAATAATCGCAAGAGTAATAACCAACTCTGGGCCGAAGCCATGGGACAAGATTATACTAGCCTTAGTGATTTCTTTGAACCATTAAACAATGCAATTTCGGAATCTAATGCTAATTTTATAGATTTTATTGGGACGTGTGCTAACAGTTGGAAAGAAGCTTTTCTTGGCATATTTAGTTCTAGTGATACGTCTAATGCATTTACTCAAGGTTTTACAAATGCTGTATCTGCAGATCTTGGAACATTTGAAGATTCTGGTAATGATGCTGGCGATAGTGCCCTTGGTGGATTAAAAAATAGTCTCGATGTCAATTCTCCTTCCAAGGAAACATATAAGATAGGTGATTTCTTTTGCCAAGGTTTTGTAAATGGTGTTAATGATGGCACAAAGTCCGTCACTGACTCTACTGAGACTCTTGGTAGTGTTATCTTGTCTACTCTTGCAGATAAACTCGGTATTCATTCTCCCTCTGACGAGACCTATCTTTATGGAGATTATGTTGATCAGGGTCTTGCTAATGGTATCAATGACAATTCTGGTGTTGTTGAAACCGGTGCTAGTAATCTTGCTGATTCTGTTACCGATTCTTTAGACGAAACTGGAACCAAAATTGGTGAATCTACTAGTGATACTATTACTGAAAGTATGTCCAGTGAAATGGAGTCTAACTCTCAGGATGTAACTGACGCTGGATTAGTAGTGATCAATGATTCAGAAGTTCCTTTAGCATCGGCGTCCGAAGCTATGGGCATTAGTGTAGTCGACTCGACGACAGATGCAATTGTCTCCAGAATTAATGAAAGTGGCTCTAAGATTACTACCGCTTGGTCAGATAGTTTGACCCTTCAAAGCAGCACCACATCGAAATTAGCAAAAGCTAGTGCACATAATAATCCACTATATACTGGTACCGTTAAGACTAGTAGCTCTAGTGAAAGTAAAGGTTTGCTGGAAACTCTAGGTGAAACCGTTGAGAATATTACAAGTAATTTAGATGTGAGTGGTGTGGTTAGTGATGCGACTCAGTCCTGGTTGGATAGTATAAATACTATATCAGACTCCGTAACGTCCGCTGTTTCTTCCGCCACCTCTAGTTCTACTTCTTCGTCAACTACTAAAAATGCCATCGTAAAACTCGGTTATGCTAATGGTGAGTACTATGTCGAAGGTCTTACTAGTGGCATCACTGATAGTATGAATTCCGAAGAGATTATCGAGAAGAAAGCATCTAATATTCAGACAGCATTTAATAAAGAGATTGACAAACTTGATCTTAGTGAAACTGCTTCTGATTTGGATTACGAACTCTGGGCTAATCTCTATGAAGAAACCGCCGATGCTCAAGAGTTGTATGCTAAGAAAACTGCAAAGATTTCTAAGAAGATTGATTCTCAGACTAAGAAGATGAACTTCTATCAGACCGAGTATAATATGATGATCAAGCAGTTCGGTGAGGAAAGCAAACAGGCTCAGCAAGCTTATAATGACATGATTCAGGCTCAGATTGATCTGAATAGTCTTAATGATGAGCTTAAACAAACTAACCTTATTGTCTACGACAAACTTACTGAAGGGTATGAAAACAATCTCACATCTCTTAGCTCGAAAGCAAAGACTCTTGATGCTGAAGAAGAATATCTTGAAGCCATCTATGGTAATACTGCTATTGATGAAAGCAAGAAGTTTACCGAAGGCGAATATTATGCTAAAAAGTATGTAAATGCTCTTAAACAAGTTAACGAGTATCAGAAAGAGTATAACAACTACAAATCTGCAGATTATAAGAATGCATTCCTGGAAGCTGGCGGTACCGAATTAGAGTATAATCAGTTACTGGAGGAATCTTATCAGAATCTTCTAAGTGCTAAGACTGATTTTGTAAATGACTGGAATAGTATTGGTGATACTCTTGAATGGCCTAAATGGTTCGTTGCTCTTGGCTCCAATATTTCGTCTGTTATTGCTGACAATACAGATAATGAGCAAGCTGTAAAAGCAATGTCGACTGCGCTGCAGAAAGTAGGCCAGAAAGCTACCAGTATTCTAGGCAAGTATGTCGGTGAAGATACTGCTAAAAGTATTACTGATGGAATTAGTCAGTTCTTTGATGAAGATGGCGCCGATGTCCTTACTGATGCATACACAGCTGTATGGAGCTTCTACAAGGGTGACGTTGCTGCTGGCATTACTGGTACATTCCAATTTGTCGGCGATTTAGGTGGTACAACATTCGGACAGAATTTGCTTAGTGCAATGAAAAAGAAATTAAATGGCGAAGATGGACTTCTTTCTAGTTTGAAATCTATTTTCTCTGGAATTTCTACTGATGGCGGGCTGTTGTCTACTTTATGGAACGTTGGCACCTCTCTCGGAAGTAAGCTTCTTGGCGGTATTAGGAGTTTGTTCAGTGGAAGTCAAAATGGGGGTATTATTAGCACAATTACTTCTTGGGGGTCTAACTTACTTTCAACATTCACTGGTTCCAGCGGTGTAGTATCTACTGTTGCAACTGGCTTAGGATCGCTTGGAACCAAAGTTGCTAGTTTTGCTAGTACGGCAGGTACATCTATTGCTGGAATTGGTACAACCGTTGCTTCTACATTAGGCCCAGTTGGTATTGGTGCGGCTTGTGTTGGAGTTGGCTTAGCAGTGGATAAATATGTTACTGGACCGATTAGAGATTCTCTTAGCGAAGCTGCTGATACTGCAGAAGAAAAGGGTCAGACAATTAAAAGTGGATTACTTAATATGGCATCCGGAACAGTTCAACTTATGGCTAACCCAGTAGGAGCAATAAAGGGGCTATTTACTGGCGACACGTGGACAGCAATTTCTGATTCTTGGAAGGGTCTTGGGCAAGTAGCATCTGGTGTTGCAAAAGGCATTGGAGGTGCAGTTTCTAAAGTTGCTAGTGCAGCTAAGAACGTTGCTTCCACGGCTATTAATACAGTTAAGGGTGCTGTATCTGGAGCAATTTCGGTTGGTTCTAATATTGTATCTGGCGTTGCTTCTGGCATTAAGAACACTGTTTCTACTGCTGTAACTGCCGTAAAGAGTGTCGGCTCAAAGATTATAAGTGGCTTTAAGAGTCTTCTTGGCATTCATTCTCCTTCTACTGTTATGGCTGATATCGCTGAGTATTTGGATCTCGGTCTTGCTCAAGGTTTGACTGGTAATGTATCGTCGGTTATCGGTGCAGTTAAGAGTGTTGCATCTAAAGTAACTTCTACTATGAGTAGCTCTGAGTCTGGTGCTACTGAAGCTGGTTCGAATATTGTATCAGGCATTACCTCTGGTATTTCTAGTGCGATCGGCAGTGCTACTAGTGCAATTTCGACTGTAGCTACGAAGATTATGGACAGCTTCAAGAATGTTCTTGGCATTCATTCTCCTTCAACTGTTATGGCTGGTCTTGCTGAGTTTGTAAATGAGGGCTTGGCGAATGGTCTTAATAGTACGGCTTCACTGGTATCTAATGCTGCTAGTGGTGTTGGTGGTGGTGTCTATGATGCTGTCGCTACAGCACTCGATGCTACGGCTGCTCTTGCCGATGATAGCTTAGATTATACTCCGAGCATTACACCTGTTGTAGATCTCGGTAATCTTCAGTCTAGTGTTGGCTCTGCATTGGCTACGGCAGCGGATTTGAACCTGAACAAAGCATTTGACGATCAACTCTATCAACTTGGTGATGTGACTATCAACAATAATGACGTAGTTGATGCCATTGATGAACTTAGTTCTAAATTCGATACTCTAAGAGAAGCAATTACAAACATGAAACTTGTCACCGATACTGGTGCACTTGTTGGACAAATTATTGATTCCGTTGACGGAAGTCTCGGACAACTTGTAGGATATGCAGAACGGGGGATTTAAATGTATCATTCGGTTACTTTTGGAGAGAAGAATACTTGGACGGACTGGCATTTGATTCCTGATACTCGTCCTCTGTTTCTGCCTCCTGAAGTCAACACGAGATTCGTTGATATTCCTGGCGGGAATGGCTCACTGGATTTTACTGAAAGTCTGGTGGGCCATCCCACTTATAAGGATAGAAGCGGCTCGATGAACTTCACAGTTGACAATGACCATGAATCTTGGGAAATTATTTATAGTAATATTCTTAATTATTTGCATGGCAGAAGAATGCAAGCAATTCTTGAAGACGATCCGAATTACTACTATGAAGGTCGTTTCAGTGTAAACAAATGGACCTCTAGCAAAAACAATTCTACTATTGTAATTGATTACGAGGTTTATCCGTATAAGAAAGATATTAGAACCAAAAATAATGATAGTTTTACATTAGACGGGTCATCATCGAGCAAAGGCTCCAAAAGTATTACTTTAACTGGCCTTGATGAGCCAGTGGTGCCAACTTTTCAAGTTTCTAATTCGAGTTCTTTATCCGTAGTGTTCAACGGTAATACGTATACGCTGAACGATGGACTAAATA